CGCAGATGTCAGTCGCCGAGCGCCCAATCGCGATCTGCTCACAGACATAAGCCTTCATCGCATCATTCATCAACCGTGGTGGTCCGCGTTTCGCCATTTATATCTCCTGTTCTGACAGGTTATACACACATCGCACCTACGTGACAAGTATGGGTTGACTAATTATAAATTTGATAATAATTCAAATACTTCTATTAACTGGAAGGATTGATCCAATGGAAGTTACCCACGTTTTAAAACTGCCCCCAAACTTTGATCGCAAGGACTGGCCTTTGAAGGACATGGAGGTTGGCCAAATCGTTTGTATTTCTAACCCACCGGCGCATGCTCAGGTCTACGTCCACGTCTATGCCTCGAAGGTAAACAAGAAATTTAGGACCAAAACCGTCGATGGCGCTTTGTTTGTCACCCGTAAATTGTGATAAAACATTGAAAACAAACAACAAAAGACCCGCTAGAAACGGCGGGTTTTTTATGCCTAGTTTAAATATTTGTTGATATGATTAAACCATTTTGTGAACGAAATGGGCTAAGTCCTTGATTTTACTCTTCTTCTTATTAATTAATTATTAGATATTATTAATAGATTAATTAATTAATCTCTCTCTCTTATATCTCAGGGGGTGCTATAGTGTATCTTTATATCTCTAATTTATTTTGAGAGTGTCTCTAGGGTGTATCCAATAACAGTATATCAGGAAGTGGCCATAAGTGACATTTCCAACAAGTAACTTGCATTTTTATAAGCAAATTCAATAACTTAGTTTTCATAGGTTTAAATAAATCCGTATAAGTTAAGACGTATCTATAAATCGTCACACACCTATGGCATATTAGGCCAGCTAACGGAGAAACCCCATGCTTCCCTTCAGATTCAACTACTTCCTAATGCACACAGCACCTCCCAAGGAGACCCGACCCATGACTTGGAATTACCGCGTTATCATGATCCCAGCCGAAGACGATGTCCTGTTCTCGTCCGACGTTTTCGTCATCCGTGAAGTCTTCTACGACAGCGAAGGCGACATCGAGTTCTGGTCAGAGGAAGACGCCAGCGCCATTGGCGACAGCTTCGAAGAGCTCTGCGAGGACTACGACAACATGACCGAGGCCTTCAACAAGCCTATTCTGGTGCTTGTAAAGGGCGAGGACGGCGAAGACGAGCTTGTCGAGCTTGACGATAGCGAAGACGAGGAATAAGAACTCCCCGGCACGTTCCTGCCCAGCACACTACCGGGGGGACCAGTTTTTCGGGGCATCGTCTAAGCAAGTTCCTGCACCTACTGGCAGGCGATGTGGGTTCAACCCCACTGCTCCGGTACAAAGATGAGGGCCGCAACTTGTAAGGATTGTTTACAAGTTGGCCCTCGGACCAGTCGGCCCTGTCTGGTTTGTGTTCTGGCTTGGTCAAGCGGCTGTACGTCCGTATTGGAAGTTAATACAATGCTGCCATGCTGCACGGGGGGCATGGCTTAAGACAATGGATGCGCATGAGTGTGTGCTAGCCATAGCCCCTGCCCCATAAAACTAAGGGGGCCGTCGTTAAACGGCCCCCTAGACAGTTTGGTCGGTTTCACCAGTTACATAACAACACCCATTCCCAGTTCTGGAACCGACCCTTGTAGCGCCTTCAACGCTTGCCCGTTACTGTCGCGGCTGCAGGGAACACCACTGGGGTGGGTATCTCTTAAAGAACGTGCCCGGCGGTTATGGCCCCACGGAAGGCGATAAGCGCATCCATCCTGACGCGATTGCCTTCCTTGAGCCTGCCGTCGTAGCAGAAGGCGAACTGGCGTCCGCGCTCGTACTGCCACACCGTTTTGTAATCAAAGCCGTCAGCGGCCAGCGGGAGGCCTTTCTTGGCCTCCTCATACCCCTTGCGGAACGCGGCATTAGTGATGATGCTGCGGAGGGTGACAGTACGTGTTTTTGCGTTTGCCATGATCAATACCCCATCTCAATTGCGAATGCGTCATATTCGGCTTCTACCTGTTCCAACTTGGCCTGCAGTTCGCGACGCTCATTGACCATGTTGTCAAGAACGCGCTGGGTCACCTTCAGCTCGGTGTAAACCCGCTGTGCGCCGTCGATCCAGCCTGCAGCCCAGTCGCTATGATACTCATGGTAGGCGGGGTATGGGTTGCTGTCATACAGTTCGCCGGTACGGGCTGCGTAGGCACCTTCAGCGTAGCAAGTCTTTTCATCTTCGGTCATGATCAACCCCAATCCTTAAAATCTTCTTGTTGCAGATAGCCTTCACGATATGCGGCGTATTCTGGTGTGCCTGCCTCGATAGGGATCCGTTTGGAACCCTCTAAATAATGCGGATCGAAATCCCGACGGTAATAAGCATCTGCCGATCCGCGATCATATGGTCCGCCGTGGCGTTGGTCGTAATTCATATCTAAATCTCCCTTTATGCCAAAAGGTCTGCGGTGCGATGATTTGACAGGTGCCACCGTGAAGCAAGGTGTGCGCCATAATTGTCGTAGCTTCCATCAGGTTTCACGAACTGGACCCAGAGGCCAACGTCATCCATATTTTCTTGATCAAGGATGATAACAAGCTGTGTGCCTGCCTCTGTTGCGTAATCTGCTACATTGTAGGTCTTGGTCATTTTCATCTCCATCTTGGGGGACGCCGTGTCCCGCCTGATCTTTATTGCATACCGCCAAACCCATGTCAAACAAAAAAATGCACGACCTACGAATTTATTTGTTCGTCGATGCCCATCATCACAGCGTCAAAATCGAGGATCAGGTCACCAATGATATGATACTGCTTCCTAAAGGCCTCACGGGCCTCACCAAAGGCATCCTCGCCTTGCGGGTAATAATCACGGGCGTTTGGCGTTGCGGCCATCATAGCCTCGCGCACGGCCAGCAGGGCATCAAGAACTGCTTGGTTTCGGTCGAGCAGATCTTGGCCACTAGTGCCGTTCAGGTGAACTGTTGGAATGATCATTTCGTGTGCTCCGCAATGTAGGCATAAGCGCCCATCTGTGTGTTGAAGATCGGCGCTTTGTCGGCGAATGTCTGCTCGACCCATGTGCCGTAGTTGGTCTTAACCGCGATCCGAAAGCCATATTGGTCTTGGTAAACATAAAACACATTTTGCATCTTCAATCTCCATCTTGGGGGACACCGTGTCCCGCCCCATTCTTATGGCATGATTCGAAATGCCATGTAAACAAAAAAATGCACGACCATGATAAAAAAATAGGGCCACCCTTTCGAGCGGCCCCAAGTCTAGGAGGAAGCTAACGCTACCATGCGTTTGATGATCTTATCAAGCTTCTTGACACGCGCCAGATATCCGCGCTGCTGGGCCAGAGCCTGTGCCCGTACCAGCTCCAATAGGGTTGGCTGTCTCATTTATGGGTCTCCCTTACGCGAATCATTTCATGCTTTGTCTGCAGTGCTGAATTGAGCAACATAATTTTCTCCCTCTGGCGGTCGTTCTCTTCCTGCAGGCGGTTGATCCGATCCCGTAAAAGACCCGCATCGTAACCGCTAATCTCAAAATACAAATCCTTCTTGGCGTGGTCATCAAGCTCTTTTAGCCACTTGGCTAACGTCCAGTTTTTCATCATTTATCCTCCGATAAAACAAGGTTAGCCATCGCCGACCACGCTACATCTGGCGCTACGAAGGCCAACCCAAGCGCGTTATCTGCCACCAGCCTGTTCGCGGCCCTGCCTGCCTCCAGCATCGCCGATGTTGGCTTCTCAAGGCGACTGCGTAGCCTTTCAATTTCATCGGCGGCTTCTTTAGCAATTTCCCAATCGCCCCAATAATCTTTTACAGATTCAAATTCCCGCAACCGTTCTACAATATCATACATCACTCACCCTCCTTCACATATATTTCTTGATCATAATAGGACCAATCCGCCAGTACCGATACGGCGATGCACCATATAAGTACCCGCCACCGTTAAACCGATGTCCGCTGCAAAACAAACCATTGCCGTTAGGGGATAACCCTACCCACTGGAAAAACACTCTACGAAATGGGTTCTCCATCACTCACCCTCCTTCAGTATTTGCGATATCTAGGTCGTGTACGGCGTGTCCAATTACCAATTCTATTAAATATCCGCCACATCACGGGGTTTCTTATGCTTGCAGTTCCCTTAAATTGAAAACACATCACTCACCCTCCTTCACCATTTTCCATTTAGGCAGACCAATCTCTTCTGGCGATAACCCATAAATATAACCAATGACATACCACTTTTTCCCGCCGTCCATTTCGGCCATTAATGTTACAGAATCATCATAACCATGTTCCGCATACCAAGGATCGTAGCTGGTGCTAAAGCGATGAAATTTGTCTCCCCAACGGTTGTCAGTCCATTTTTTAACAAACTCCACATTCATTAGGTCTTCAAGCGTTTCGAACTCCGCTTCTTTGGGGTCAATTGAAACGAAATTCGGCAGATGTTGTTTAATGATAGGCATCACTCCCCCTCCTTCAGTGCGGCACGGGCTTTGTCGCCACGATCTTTTTCAATGATCGCGTCTACTGCTGGAGCATCAATTCCCCACTCTGCGTAAAACCGCAACGCTTCCCGCAGCCGTTCAATCTCGTCGGCAGATTCATCACAATTGCAATACACAGCATCACAACAATCTTCATGGCGCAACCGTTCAACAATATCCATCACCACTGTACCTCCCCATTAATAACGATGTGCTCGTACCACCTGTCACCATTATCGCCTTCCCATAAAGCCCAGACGTTGTTTGGTTCATATTCATATCTGATCAGTGTCATCTTTTTTATCCCAACTAAATTTTGGTAGGGTCACCTTCGGTTTCATGGAAGCCAGATCCCCTCGGATGCTGGCCTCTCGCTTGGCTTGGTTCGATGAAACCAAGCGCACCTTGCCGTTGGGGTCAACACCCCCAACACTTGCACCACCATGGTTGCGCGGTCCGCGCTTACCGATAGCCATTACATATACAGGCTATGGTCGATAGCCTTCTCCGCTGGGCCATCGTGAAGGGCCGTGTGGTCGTTGACGTTGTCGAATGGGTAACGCCGCATCTCGACGATGTCGTGGTCTTCGTCGCGGGTCTTTTTCAAGAAATTGACGTGGAACCGAGCCGCCATAAACGATTCGGTCGTAGCCACGATGTGGTCGATGCTCTTGCCTGCTGGTACGATGTAAAACATTTGTTATATCTCCATTTAGTGAACAAGGATGTTGTCTCACGAATCATAAACCGTGTCAAACATATTTTTATACATCTCTTCGACGGTCCACTCGTCCTCGAATTCGCCGATCCCGTCTGGGTCCACCAGAACGCCATCAGGGAACGTAAGCGCCAAGCGTTTATGCCTTTCCTTCCTATGCTGGCGGCGGAAGGCCTGATAGGCCTCCTGCTCTGTCAGGCCGTATTCCTCACCAATCGAGCGGTACGTACGGGCATTGTACATACGCTCGATGTAGATTTGCTGTTCGTTCATTGTGGCACCATCCCGCAATAGCCGTGGGTTCTTTCGGTACTTTTTCGATAACCTTCACCATCTTCTGTTTTTACCCATTTCCTTCCCTCATCTGTCCACCGCCAAGCCATGCAGTTTTTGCTTGCGCATGATAACTTATATTCTCCGGCAAATGACAATGGACACCACATGGAATCTGCCTCTGAAGGCGTTTTATAATGATCAGTCATTGCTCTGGCCCCGCCTCGCTCTTGTCCTCGGCGATCTGGCCATAGAACGTCATTGCGGCCTGCATACGCGCCGGAGCATCGAGCTGGGACATGACATTGGCGACAAAGGTAGACGTCAGGTGCAGCACGGTGCCCACCGTCAGGCCATCCATGGCCTTGGCCATCGCGTCATAGGCCTTGATATGCTTCTCTTGGGTCTTCTTCTTCATGTGCTCGTTTAAGTCTAGGGTCATGATATCTTTCCTTCTTCACAGTCAACTTCAATCTTTACGCAAGCAACGCAATGCGACATGGCACTTTTATCAGCTTCTTCTTTGGTTTCAAAAAAGTCATCACAGAGGGGGTCAAAATACACATTAAGCCAATATGACTTTTTGTTGGGTGGATTCGCTTCAATGAGGTCAGAAGCAGATGAAGGTGAACCATCATAAACTCCACCGCATATAAATTTACCATCTTTTGCCCAACACATTGCCCACCAACCATCTTCCACAAGAATGGCTCCATGAACTGCCCAAATACTATTCCCATCCGTCGCATAAATCCGAACCTCACGACCATCGCGTGTGCGGTACTTCTTATTCTTGTCGATCATTTTAATACCTCATAAAGTTTTGATGATTTCTTTCCAGACTGCGTGGGCATGAACTCGCCTGTCCACTTCAGCATCTCGTTATCGACGAAGAATTTAAACAATTTCGCCCACATATTAGCCTTTGGTGGTGGGCCCACAAATAACTGCAACATAATGCGGATTGATTCGCCTGTTGCAGCAACGCCCACCATTTCCCGTGCCCATTCGTCGTATTGCTTCTGGGCTTTCAAATACCAGCTATCGTCACTCATTTAAACTTTCCTGTAGCGTTTAATTTTGATCTTTTTGCGTGGGTGTATGCTTTCTTCGACGACTAGATATCCTTTATCTGCAAGCTTCTTCAGCCCCTTTTCAATATCCTCCTTCTTGTATGTCCTAAGTTTGTTGACCAAAACCCCAAAGGTCTCGCCTTCGCGGTCAATCAAGTTAACCAGCCGTGACAGCAACGCGTCCTCCGGCGCTTCCTTTTGGCGGTCGTTTCCGATCACCATACGGGCCTTGGTCTCGATGTCATTCTTCACCATCGCATAGGCCCAGCGGACATGTTCCACCGTGCGCAAACCTTCCGGTGCCGCTAGGATGAACGATATCTTTGCCACAAGCTCCTTGCCGCGCAGATACAGCGCCTCCAGCCCATTACGCTCCGAGGCGTCCTCGGCCAGATTATGCAGCGCCTCGCTGGAGCGCTCCAGAAGGACCGCGGCGTCGTCTGTCGAGGGAACCGACACTTTGGAGCCATAGTTCTCGATGCGCCCCTCTGGCATCATGCTAAAGGATCCTGCAGATGCGATCTGCTGCAGGGTTGCCTTCATCTCATCTGGCATCGGGCGCTTCTTGAACCGCTTCTTCTCGTAGGGCACCGACTTGGTCTCAATGAACAACAACGACCGACCGATGAAACCGTTTGTGGCGTTCTCGAAGTTGACCGTCGAATCAAAGTTTGTGTTGGTCGTAAACCCGATCATCGACAGGAAGGGATTGCGAATGCCGTCCTCGATGAACTTCAAGGCCTGCTCCAGCTGGACACGCCTAGCTTCCTTGATCTTGTCAGGAGCGTCATCGAGCTGCCGGTCGATCTGGGTGATCTCGGCCAGCAACTGCTTACGGATTTCCTTGCGCACATCGCCGCTGACCATCAGCGAACTATTACCCTTGGAATAGACAGACATCAGAATGCCGATGATGCCTTCGAGGTAGTTTGCACCGCCCTTGGTTTGCGCCGACTTGATCTTGGTAAACAGGTAGCCGATCTCGTCGATCAGGTAGAACGTAGGCTGGTGCTCAACGAGATTGCGGACCATTTCCTGCTCCGACTTGATCGCGCCGTAGCAGGCCTTCTTCAGACCCACAGCCGTCATGATCTCGCCCACGCCATCGAGGACGCTGTCCTTGCCGGTGCCCGACGCCGCAACGCAGAACCCGATCAGGTTTGACGTCACGCTGCCGATTGGATCGTTATACTTTAGGCCAATAAGGTTGCCCATTGCGATCAAGGCACCGCCGACCGATAGGTTCTCGCGCTTATAGCGAACCTGATCCTCGATCCATTCAGCCACCTCGCCGACGAAGCCCGGTGGGCGACGCAGGTCAATGCCGCTGATATCGATCTCGTCCTGCTCTACCTCTTCAATGACCTCATTCGTCGAGAACGTGACCGGCCACTTCCAGCCACCCTCTTCAGCGTAGTAGACGAGGGTTCCGAGGGTGACGGGGTTGGCTGACTTACCAAAACTGTGCCACTTCTTGGCCATGTCTGCGGCATCGTGCTTACTGGATGTGCTGGACCAAGCCTCCCAGAGGTCGTAGGCCGAACCAGCGGATGCGTGGTGTAGGGCCATGCCGATCTTGATCCAGACATCGTAGTCGAGATCGGCGTTGTTGATGTATGAGAGCATGTCCCCAAGTTGGTTGTACGATACATCGACGGTCTTGCTTTCAAAGGTTGCGCGGTAGCGTTCTGGCTTCTTTAGCAGTTCAAGCAGCGATGCTGGGGCGGTGTCGATATCACTTGGCGATCCCACAGCGATTTTGTAGCGATTGCCACTGGCATGCAGCGACCCCGGTCCGACTATATATCCAGACGATTTCCAATCAATACCGGGGTATGCATCCAAATGCTGCACCAAGGCGACATTCTCAGGTGCTTTGAAGTACAGGTGCTTCGATCCACCGCCGGATCCTGTCTCCACGATCAGGCCTGCGCCGGTGATTTCTGGGAAGTCCTTGATCAACTGCGCATATGATTCGACACCGCCATTACGGGCGTCAACATCGACGACGATCAGTCCCTTCACCAACACACCGTAGCCCGTGGCGAAGTGGTCCATTTCCTCGAAGCTTTCCAATTGCTCTTCGGACCATTCAGGCACCGAAGTCCAATTAGACATGATCGGGTGCTTGCCGACAGCCTTGCAATCATGCTTGCCGCAGCCGCATTTATTTTGCTTGGTCAAGGGGTGCAGCCCAAAGATGCGGTAACCCGCCTCCCAAAAGTCGCGATGATTTGACATTTTATTCTTGGTTCCCAAACAAATATTTCACGAGCTTTTCATATGTCGTCATGTGCGGATTATTGTTTTTACCCGCAGCGATAGAGCGAATGGTATTCTCGTGTAGACCAGTAGAGACAGCAACCTTTGCGAGGTTGCGGTCATTGAGCGCCACCCTTATGCGCTCCATCGTGATATTGTTCAAATCCATTTTTTATGCCTCTTTCAATATTGTGGTGTTGACAATCACACAACCTGCTGTCATTTGTCAACACGTTGAAACAGAGGAGATATGCCAATGGGCATTTTAGATACGATAAAAAAGCCGGGTGACAGGCCTGTAGTTGTCACGCTTTGCGGGGATAGTGGTATGGGTAAAACCACACTTGCTGCCTCGTTTCCCAAGCCGATCTTTATTCGTGCTGAAGATGGTGTTCAATCAATCCCCGAAAATCTAAAGCCGGATGTTTTCCCCGTCATTAATGACGTCGAAGACCTTTGGAACCAGCTTAAGGGTCTGATGGGCGAGGAGCATGGCTACAAGACCTTGGTCGTTGATAGCATCACGGCCCTGGAGCGCATGTTTATCGCGGATGTCATCGCGAAGGACAACAAGAAGGCCACAAACATCCAGCAGGCTGCTGGTGGCTATGGCGCTGGCCGCGAGGCTGTCGCAATCATGCATCAGCGTTTGCGCAAGGCTGCTTCTATCCTCGCTGAAAAGCGCGGCATGCATACCGTGTTCATTGCCCATGTCGAAATCGGCACTGAAAATCCACCGGATGATGATTCGTTTAGCAAGTACGGCCTGCGCCTGCATGCCAAGTCGATGGCACCCTATGTCGATGATGTAGATGTCGTGGGCTTTCTTAAGCTTGAAACTTTTACGAAAGGTGACGGCGACCGCAAGAAAGCCATCTCCGACGGAACTCGTGTGCTGATCACACATGCAGCGGCAGCCAATGTGTCTAAAAACCGCTACGGCATTACCGAGCCACTGATTGTCGAGCTGGGTAAAAACCCCCTCGAAGCCTATATCCCATCACTTAGCGTTGTATTGAAGAAGGAAAAAGTAAATGGTTGATTATTGGAACCTCTCGGATGGCGATGACATCCACAAGACCGGCGGCGAATTTGAAACCGGCGGCGGTAACTTTACCCCGATCCCTGATGGCACCGGCCTGCTGGCTGCCATCGACGAGGCAAAGATCGATGAAGACCGTGACGGCAACGAGTTTGTCTCAATCCGCTGGTCGGTCCTGACGCCTGCGGAATACAAGAACCGCAAGGTCTTCCAGAAGATTTGGTGCATCGACGACAAGCCGCGCCAGAAAGACCCAGAGAAGGCCAAGGACAAGGCCAAGCGCATGCTTTTCGCTATCGACAAGAACGCCGGTGGCGCATTGGTGGCCAGCGGCAAGGAACCGAATGACAACAACCTGCAGAAGGCGCTTTCGGGCAAGCAGATGCAGATCACGGTCAACATCTGGGATATGGTCGGCGACGACGGCAAGAAGATGACCGGCAACTGGATTGCGTCGGTGTCGCCGAAGGCTGGCGCGTCCAAGGCTGCACGGCCACGCCCTGCAGAAGACGATGATGGAATTCCGTTCTAAGGGGACTAGAACGGACGGGGGCGGCTGGCGGTGGCCGCCCCCACTTTAACAACATATGGAGATTAAAATGGGAATGATGTCTGTACCCTATGAAACGGTTTTGGTTTTAAGTGAAATCCGAGAACAGCTTAATAGGATCAATGGTTCAATTGAAGAAGTCAGTAGCAATATTGATACTGTTGGCGGATCATTAAGGCACCAATTTGCAATGGCTGCTTTAAATGTTGTTAAAAATACCTATTGCATCGGAGAAGAAAATAGGATTGCTGAGCAAGCTTTTGCAATTGCAGATGCTATGATGGAACTTCTTTAATACAGGAGATTAAAATGGTTGAGATTAAGAAAAAGCGCGGACGTCCTGCAAAGGTGACAGTAGAAAAGAAGACAGACACCCGAGATTGGGTTGAGTTGCTTCGTACCAGAGAGCCAAGCTTTGACGAAAAGCTTGGAAAGCTTACGGTTCGTATTACCAAGCTTGAACGCATCCTTGAAGATGCTGTAAACGCTGGTCGCGAACTGCATAAGAAGATGGAAAGCCTGTCTAAAATCCGAACTTTGGGATGGCAGGCGCACACTGCCGGTGAATGTCCGGTTCACGACGATACGTCTGTGGAAGTGCTTCTTCGCAGTGGCGAAAAAAACGGACCACATTTGGCTTGTAATTTCTTGTGGCGTGAATGTGGTACAGGCACCATCGTAGCCTACAAGGTGCTTTGATGGCCGATAGATTTTCTCGTGGTTGGGACGGAGATCGTCATAAAGGCAAGCGAATTGCTACATTATGGACGGATGGTTATATCGATGGTGATGTGACATTTTCATCTTATTTTGATGAACTTAGCACAACCGCTCAAATTGATCTGATTGGCGATGTCATTGGTCTTTTGGAGCGAGAACGCAAAATTATAATGGACGAAGTAAACCCATCCGATGACCTTTGTAAGATATTGGGCTGGCCTTTAAAGGACGAAAGATAATG